ATTATGAACAGCAGGCTGTGGCTATCTCTTTACTCGATGATTTATAGATACTTTAATTAATTGTAAATATACTTTACTAATTACTATATAGTTCTCTATTGTCTATCCTTCTGACCATCCAATAGCACGCCATGCAGAGAAGGTGTTTTGAATTTTAAACCTCTTAAAATCAAATGCGTTGCCTTGTGCAATTGTTCTGGTAAGGAACGTGTTGCCATCATAAAACGGAGGAACTTCTCCAGTCTCTGTCTGATAAGAATCTTCGAAAGAGTTTATTCTTTCTCTGAAGATTGTTGCCGTTGGTGGTTGAAGGTCGTATTCATAATACATAACAACAGTCTCTCCTGTTTCTGGATATGTATAAGTAATGGGCTTAATATTTATTAAGTTATCAACCTTAAGAATATAAATGACAACAGATTTGTTCGCAAATGCTGGAGAATGAGTCGAGTATCCACCTTCGGATTTCAATTCTAAATCATTAACAGGATTTGCTGGCAATTGTACGACTCCATCTGTTGCTACTAGTTCGCCTTGACATTGGCCGACAGGCCCAACTCCAACATTCAATTGCGTTTTATTTCCACCATAAGGTCCACTAAATGGTCCACCGTTTGGAATCGGACTTGTTGTTGTTAAGGGGTTAAATTGCTGACCAAGGCCAGCAGTTGGAACAAGAACGAACTCGCTACTCTTCGCATTCGGCCACATTTCTATGGAGAAACCATGTGGATTGTAATATCGTGTCTTATCTGCATATGGGTCATATAAGTCATAAAGATAATGAACTTGACTTACTGCATTGGAGCCATAGCCCTCTTGCGGATTTCCTCTAAGTCTTTTCTTATAATAAGCCATGTGCGTGCCCTCCCTTACGTGCTCATACTCACCATCATCATTTGGCTTTAATTCTACAAAAGAATAACATTTTGTATCATAAGGATTTGATTGATATACGGAATTTATTCTTGAATAATCATTAACAGGGTCGCCAATTTGGTTACTTAGATTTTTGTAGAACTGGCTAAAGTCCTTCATTCCAATATAAGCATAACTGCCAGAACCGTTATCTGGAACAACAAAACTCCCAGAATACTCCTCTGGGTCTAGTCTATTAAACGAATGTTTCCCTGTCGGTGTCCATCCAGCAACCGTCTTTACTGGGACTAAAAACTCCGCATGAGGTGTTGTTGATTGTGCCCAAACACCACCAACATTTGTACTTTTAACATTATATTTAAAATCCAATTCCCAAGTTCTTATTCCGTCATTATCCTCTTCTTCATTTGGCGGCGACCCGCCGCCAAAATATCTTGGTGATGCCACATAAACATATGTGCTTCTCCCATTGTTGTAATATACACGAGCACCAATTTTGTACCTTGTTCCTTCCCTCCAAGGCACTGCATAATTCCAATCTATTTGCCAACTTGACGGGTCTGAGTCTGGTGAAGCACCGCTATCGGTAAATGCTATAGCCCTGTAAGCAAATCCAGAAGGCTCATACCAGACTCTATTTCCAGTAATATATCCAGCCTCTTCTGCCTTTTTCTCATCCCATTCTGGGAGAGCATCTGCTCTTTTTGCAAACATGTCTCAAACAATCCACCATTGCCAGTAGAACGTAGAAGCACCAACCTTTACTCTTGCAACAGAAAGATTACCAGTGGCGTGTATTTGAGTTGCCACAACGTCTGCTGGCTCTTTCTTTGCAGTATCTGCTGGTATGTACCTTACGCTAGCAAGAGGATATTGTGATGTTGATGCGTTTAGTTCTGTTTCAAGTTGGTTTACAAACTTTACAACAGTCGTATTGGGGAATGGCTTATCTGCTTCATATGCAACCTCCAAGACTATGTAACCATCTGCTGTTATTGTTATTTTTGGCGGTAGTTCCTCTGCGTCTAGTTGGTCAAGATATAGACTTCCAATTTTTGGAATAACTCTATTTACGGTTCCAATGGAGCATGTCACATGACATGCTCCATTAACATCGGTATAAGGCAGTACTTGAAAGTTTCTGAATGCCGCACCAGTGGTATTTTGTTTTATTCTTATTACCGTTGCGTTGCTATACCTTGCTACCTGATAGCCATCCCCAGACGCAATTTCATTTCTGTCAATTCCTCTTTGAATTGACTTAACATGGTCAATGCTGAACTGGTCTCCGACATTTATATTTCTAGAATTTCTCGGATTATATCCGTCAGAGTTTCCAAGATGATTTATTCCCATAAATTTAATTATAATTAAGAACCGTCTGCTTTAAACCTTGGATAAACGTATTCGTTGTGAGGCTTATTAAGTTTAGAAAGCGTGAAGTCTAGTTCAACCTTAAATATTGTTCCGTGTTCTGTTACATTTGTCCCAGTCAACAACCAAGACAGGTTTGCACTTCCTGCATCAAGGTAGTCTGGTGCATATGCTGGTCTGCTTGACTGCTTTCCAAGGCCGCTGAAGAGAAACGGAGCCCATCCAGCAACAGACTTGCAGTAGTACTGAACCTTGCAAGTTCCGCTCGGGGATACGAACTGCTCAAGGGCTGGAACCTTTGGATGCTTTGGACCGAAAGCAACAAAGTAGTTTGTGTTCTCATCGTATTTGATTTTTTGCAAGTCATTGCCAGCCTCGGCCTCCCACTCTTTGAACTTTGGGTGATATCTAATACTTTCCTCAGAAGCCTGTCCAGACAATGTAAACTCTGGTCTTGTCATATTTCCATTTGCTATCCCAATGTATTTTGCAGTCGCATATGCTATCTTTGCTTTGCCATATGATGTTTGAACGTCCCAGCACAGAAGCCTTCCATCCGCTGGGTGTGGGGTTCCGACAACAGGTATGTCTTTGTCAGCACCTCTATTGTTGTGTGAAAAAACGAATTTTGCACTTCCTTCAAGAAGTCCACGTCCGTTATCTGTCACCTCCCAGTCTGGTTGCAAGCCCTCCATAGAGGAGGGCATGTTTCCGTATTGGATTGGAGTTGCTAGTGTGCCTTTTCTTAAAATATCATATTGTATACTCATTTTTATTATCTTGATGCTCTTCTTACGTTCTGCATCGAGAACGGCACGTTTCCAAACTGGTCTGGGGTGAGGCCATACTGCTTAAGTGCTAAGTCGTATGACTTTTTCAAAATGTCAAGTTGTTGTTTAGATACTGATAACTGATTTTCTCTGAAGTCAATACCACCACCCATACCCTTCTTGGCGGCATCAGAAGCACCCCAGTTGAATTGCATTGTAGTTAGTTTATCAAATTCCTTCATCGCACCCATTGTTGATTTTTGAACTACTTTTAGTGCCGCATCTTTTTCTTGCTGAGTTCTCTTTGGGTCTGCCAGAATTGCCTCAGTCTCGGCTTGGTCTCTTTGCATTTGCTCTATTGCGTTTTGAACAGTAACTACCTGCTTGTCAATCGCAGTCGTGCCTTGTCTTTGCATCAGCAACTTCTCACGCTCTTCCAAGCCCTTAATCAGTTCATCTCGTGCGGCTCTCTCAGCATCGTGACGTTCTCTTTGCAACTTCAAGAGGAATGCCTCGTGTGCTCGTTCTTTCTCTATGACTGCAATCTTCGCATTGCCAAGAGAGTGCTCCATGTCGGCTTGTTTTTGAAGGTCATAAGCGTTGTTTCTCTTTAGTTCTGCAATATCTTCTTCTATTTTCTTTACTTCGTCTTGGGCCTTTAAGAGTTCAAAGTAAGACTCCTTTTGCTCACCGATTGGTGTCTGAGCCATTTGAAGTCTCAAGTCTCTTTCACGTGCCTGTCTGCCTCTCTGGATTTCAATCTTTCTCTCTTCAGCAGTTCTAACGTTATTTCCGCTTAGTTTATCTCCCTTTTCGGCTGTCTTTCCAGTCTCTCTTTCAAGGCGTTCCTTTGCCCTCTTTTCTTCATCAGAAAGGTCTTTTACAGCCACGCTAGCATCTCTATACCTTTTGCTCAACTCTGCAAGTCTCTTATTTTCTTCATCAGTACGGCTTTCTTTTTTGGCAAGTTCCTGTATCTGAGACATGTAAATCTTTTGAGTTTCTATGGCATGTTTTCTTTTTGCAGTCAACTCATCTAAATCTTTTGTTAACTTTTTCGCTCTAGCACCCTCGTCTACCATTCCAAGAGATTCACCCAAGGCATAACCCTGTTGAGCAAATCTATCCCCAGACTTGTCAATTTCTCTTTTGCCTTCTACAATTGTATTGCCCATTCCCGCCACATTATCACCAGCCGCACTGAAGTCTTCGTTTGCCTTGTCAAAGAATGAATTTGAAAATTCATCTACAGCGTCTCCGACTCCCGTGAATCCCATTACTTTAGCCATCAGTGCAACTATTTTGGTGACTCCAGCAATTACAACTTTTATAACACCAGCAACGGCATTCCATGCCGCAAGCAATCCACCTCCAGCAAGTTTTACAGCAATCTTTAAGCCTTCAACTAGCATACCAAGTATCGTCACAAGAATTCCAAATATCTGAACAAATGGCATCACAAGAGGCTTAAGGTCTTGTGTGATTTCTTCCAGCGTCGCCCCAATTCCTGTCAATGAGCGAGTCATAGACTCGCTATATTTATATCCAGAACTTTTTGCGTCCTCTGTTGCGGTAGCAGTCATCTCAAGGATTGGCAACAGGTTCTGCCAGTTAGCACCAAAAAGTTCAGCAAGAATTGCGTTTCTTCTGTTTTCGTCACCAATCTTCATTACGCTTCCACGAACTATGTCTAATGCATACCCAGTGTCTTTAGTAGCCTTATCCATCTGCTCTTGAGAAAGACCGAGTTCTTTAAATGCTTGATATTGTGGACCCCCAGGTTTTAGAAGGGCACGACCCATGTTCATCTCAAGGAATCTAAAACCTCTTGCAAGTTGACCGACAGACTGCCCAGTTGCTTGAGCCATCATCTGCATCTTTCCCATTTGGGAAATCGGAATGTCGTACTTTGTTGATACGCTTATCAACTCTCTTGACTCATCTATCAGTTGCTTGCCGACTTCTACACACTTATCTAATATCTTTTGATATATGTTAAACTTGGAGATATTTTTTGAAATGCCAGACTCCATGTTATTCCAAGCATTATCAAAATTTGCTCTTAGAGACTGTAATGCGGCTGTGGCGTTTGCCACATTGATATCAAAATTCCAATTCATAGAACCTTAACTTTCTTTTTTGCACCAGATGAAGAAAGAGATTCCATTATCTTCTTCTCAAAATCTTGAAGTTCTTTTAGTTTGTCCTGTTCTGTGTCTTCCTGCTCTGTTGATATGATGCTAATCTCTCCTCCTTCTTGGATTGCAAAAGCAGTAGAGTACCAGATTGCTTTTGAGAACGGCATGTTCCATGCCTCCTCTTCACTGAAGCCAAACTTGGTTATGAGCAATGTAACGATAGCCATCGTGCTGGGTAGATTTGATTCAACCTTGCCATCATCTTGGTTTTCCTTTGTCCAAAGTTTTGGAACAGTCATTGACTCACTAAGGTAAAAACCGAATTGAGCAAATGCACTTGCTTGACGTGTAAGGATGCCCTCAAGCATATAATACTTCATCCGCTCAGAGAAATTTGGACGAGCAACTGCTTCTTTCCAACTTTTAGTTGAGCAGACTCTCAGTGCTATAAAGAGGTCTTTATAGCACATGGTTTTATCCTTTGATGCTGATACAAAGGGAGATTCTAGTGCTTCAAGCGTTATCCAGTGTCTTGGGCAGAAGTAGTCTAGTTCTATACCCCCAATTACGAACTTGGGGGGGCAGAGGAATGCTGTGAGATATCTTTTATCCACGGCTTGTGTTCAAGCCGAAGCACAATTATGCTCCGTTTGGAGCAATTGCGGCGATACCCTCGTAACAGGCGGCTTTGATATCAACCTTGACGAATTCCTTTGAGCCAGCCGACATGCTGACTTCGGTAATAAGTGCTGTTTCTCCATTGATAGCAAGTGTTGACCCAGCCTTAACAAGTGTTGCGGCACTGCTTTTAACTCTTCCGCTTACAGATATTTCAGCACGACCATCGGACATTCTGATTCCAGTAACAATCCCGTTCTGGTCCATGATTTCCTCCATGTTTGCGTGCTTGACTGCTCTTGAGTAAGAGTCAATAAGAATCCCCGTAATAGAAAGGTCGTCAAGACCGTACTTAAGCACGGTTCCGAATGTCTTCGGTGTATCTGGGCTTGTGTTTTCAAGACCATCAAACTGGGGAGGGTTATTAGAGAAATCTTCAGCCATTGTAGTTTATTACTTTTTGATTAATTCAATTGTTTCCTTCGCCTTGGCAACCTTAGATGAGTTTGCGTTCTTTACTCCAGCGTAAAAGCCGCCAGAGAAGCCAATAACAAGTGCTATTAGAGCGAGTAACATATACGCATTGGTCGCTGTCAACTCAAGTTTTCACTGGCTAACGCTTGGGTTTATGTTATAATTGTAATGAACCTCAAACTTATACTGAGTTGCAAGTCTTCTTTCTTCTCTCATGTCATTTACAGACCCATAAAGAACATTATAAATATACAAATATTTTACGTTAGTCTTGTTTCTGTTAGCCTTATTTAATATTAAGGAACGAACCTTATCACACACATTCATGTGTTCATCTGGTGTTAGTTCGTCAGAACTAGACATTATAACAATATCAAGTTCGGAAATAAAGTTATCTTGTGCGTCTGGATGTTCGTCCATTAGACGGCTTTCTCCAGCGACAACAACTATACAAGGAATCTTGCGTTCCTCGTATGTGTTTGACTCAACAATCTCGTAATTAGACCCAGAGAAAGCGTCTTTAAGTTTCTTTATAAAGTTAAATTCTAGTGCTCTTCGTTCGCTCATATTTATGTTTTAATTGAATTCCAGTAATTAAGTAAATCGGAAAATAGTTTCTTTATTTCAGATTCCATTATCTTGGTTCTACGCTTCCAGATTGCCTGCTGGATTGAACCATCAAATATACCATTAAGGTTTGCATATTTGTTCTCTATTCGCAAAACCATAAGACCTCTGCTATCTTTTTTTACAGAGCCAGAACCCCAGCCAATACCTTTACCGAAAGGCCAATTTATTACAGTGACTCCGCTTGGAACCTGTCCTCCAATTGCCTTTGCCGCCTTGGTCCATCCGTTTATAACTATACTTGCATAGTTATGGAGTTTCTTTTCGGTTGCAATTTTATTAATTGTGTTAGCGTTTTTGACATAGTACTTCTTTTTTGACCCGCCTTTTTTATACTGACTTTTCCATTCTATAAACTTGCCAAGTTCGGCATCATCTACAACATAAGACCTCGATGGAGCATCATCTGGAACTGTAAATCCTCTTTTTAACAAAAGTTTTTCTAGCAAGTCCCATCTTCCGATGCTTGCTAAGTTCTGAGAGCCGTTTGTCTTGAATTTAAATCCCTTTTGCATTACATGTTGTGTAACGTTTATATACCCAGACATGAACCAAAATTCTGGACTTCTGCTTTCCCAAGGCTTAAACGCAACACTGGCTAGTGCGGCATTTTCCTGTTCATATATTTGTAGTGCGTTATTTGCAGTAAGTTGAGTGTTTGCTCTTGTTGGAAGCGAATACTTTGCCATTTCATGGCAAAGTGCAGTTCCTTGAGTCTTTAATAACGTTTCAGCAGACGGATAGAATTTTTTAAGTAGCAAGGCCCAAGCCTTTGGAAGATTGTTATGCTGTGTAACACTCCATGCCATTCGACCACCACCGCTACTTATTGTAAATCTTCTAAATGCTAATAGAGTCAGTTGCATCTTATTGATTGTATATAATCACAAATGCATCAAACCAAGGGCTTGGTGGTCTGTAAGTAACTCTATCGATTGCGTATGTTCTGCCAAATATAGTTAATCTTTCTCCGAACTCTGGAAGGTTTCTTTCAAGTTTGCCACCTTTTTCTACATAGAATCTAACTCTATATCCAGCCTTGAAAGTAAAGCCACCAACATCAAGAGTATCCTCAATGGTGTTATTGTCTAACAATACTATATACTTCTCGTTTCTGAACGTGACCTCTCTTCCGAAGTCCGTTAAGAACTCGCTAGCATCATTACGCATTTCATCCCAGAGCGACATTTTAGTAAACAAAAAGGGGTGGCTGTTAGCCACCCCTTGCTCTATGTCCACCGACAAACGGTTACTTAGTTGTGTCGGGTTCTTTCTCGACCACAGGTGCGTCCTGCGTGGGCTTTGTGGCCTCCGCAGTGGCATTACGAGCAACCTCTGACTTGCAACGCTTATCTGGGTTCGGATGCTGGAAGAGATATGCTTCCTTGCCCGCATCACGAGCCTTGTTGAAGTCATCCACCGCTGATTGTGCATCAGCACGGGTATAAGCCTTTCCGACTGGATTGCCGTTCTTATCGAGGGTAATGAGGAATGTGAATTTCTGTGCCATATAAGGTCTTTAAAGTAAGACCCCCCTTTCGGGGGGTCAAGTGTTTTCCTTTAAAACTATCGCTTAAGAAGCGATAATCTTAGTGAGGCAATTTGGATTACCAACCGCAATGCCGTAGAGAATCGACATTGAGAGTTTCTGCTCACCAGATGTGCCGTCGTACCACTCACGGACTTGAACGGTAAGACCGCTCTTTTCGTCCGTTGCAGAGGCAACGTCACCATACCAGTTGGTGGGGAGAGCAGGCTGACGTGTGGCGATAAGGAAGGCTTCGGGCGACACAGCGATACCCTTGAGGTTCGTGATGGTCGCAGGGAACGCAGAGTACTGGTTAACTTCAAACCCGTGGATACGAGGCAGAAGGTTCTCAGTCAGAGGAGCGTTAGTACCAGAAGCATACTGGGCTTGGATGGCGTTGTCCTTAGCGAGAGCGGTGTAAAGCGAAGGCTTTACAATCAGCAAGCGACCCGCTTGAGGAACGTCAAGGTCGGTAAGGGTCTGGGAAACCGTGGCAACAGCGTCAGCATCGAATGCCGCAACCGTGCTGTTATAGCCAGTTGAGGAATAGTTGCCAGAGGTGACGAGAGCGAACATGTCGTCAAGAACAGCCTTTGAAACGGCGTGAGCGGCAGGACGAATGAAGGTTCTGCGAAGGAGGTCGTAACCACCCTTAGCGACTTCACCGTCAGTGAAGCCCATTACGAAGCCCTTGTGGTTAGACAGGGTAACGGTCTTGGCAACAGAGGTAACGTCCGACTTGGCGTAGCCGTTAGCACCGATATCGGTGACAGAGACGGAGTTGGCAAGACGGGTTGTTACCGCTTCGCCACGAGAAGCGATATCACCACCAAAGTTTGTTGAAAACTTTGAGATGAGGGGGAATTCAGCAAGAAGCGTTGTGAGCGAGTCTTGTGCGATGATTGTGAGGTTTACACCTCCAAGAGTATTAGCCATAGTTTATATAAGTTCTTATGAACAACGATTGGTCTATGTCAACCGTTGAAACAAAAAGGCCCCCATTTCTGGGGGCCTGTTAGCCAACTTATCGGCTTCTTCCTCTATTGGAACGTCCGCCTTTTCTTCGCTTTACTATTCTTCTTTTTGCGGCTCTATCCTTCTTGCCACCGCTACCTTTACGTCTATTTCCAGTTTGAGTTACACCAGCACTAGCAATAAGACCTTGCCCCTTTTTGCTTGAGCCAAAGCCCTTGGTTCCTCTTTCCTTTCCTCCAGAACTTCCGCCTTTTTGTGGTGCTTTCGGCTTTCCTGCTGGAGTTGGTTTCCCACGTCCACCAGTTGGCTTTTTCGGTCCAGTCGGCTTGCCCTTTGGGTTGCCTTTGCCTCCCTTGCCTCCTTTGCCTCCCTTTGGGGTTGGCTTTGGTGCAGGTTTCGGAGCAGGCTTTGGGGTTGGCTTCGGAGCGGGCTTTGGAGTGGGCTTCGGCTGACCACGTGGGGTTGGCTTTGCTGTCGGAGCAGGCTTTGAGGCTGGCTTCGGTGTTTGCGGTTGAGCGGCAGGTGTTGGCTGACCTCTGAACTGACCACCAATCTTTGACTCATTAGCAGGAACTGGCGTGATTTGACGCTGACCCTCAGAAACAAGCCGATTAACAACAGCAAGTTTATTATCTGCTGTTACTTTCACTGTCGTTCCATCTCCAAACTTAATTCTGTCACCAGAGCGAAGAACTTCAAGTAGTTCCTCCTTTGAGAGAGAGCCCTTTGGGTTCGCCTGTGTAGTACCGAAGGAGGTCAGAACACGCAACTCGCCCTTGCGAGTTGCTGTTCTTATTCCTGCGGCATCAGTACGAATTTCCTGTCCCGTCGAGAAGCGACCTGTTCCAGTCGCATAGTATGTTCTTCCTCCGCCTGCCATAGATTAGTTGGAGCGGCCTCTGCCAGAACGACCACCCTTGCGAGTGTTATTCGGTCTGTTGATTCTAGCACCTTGAACGCCCTTGAGCGTTCCGCCAGCACGGGTAGTACCCTTCGGGGTTGGTGCTCTTGGACCACGCTTCTGAGCGGGCTTCTGAACGCCAGCCTTCTTATCTGCGGCTCTCTGCTTTGCGTTTGCGGCACGGCGAGCGGCATAAGCCTTAGTCATCTGACCACGAGTTGACCTTGGTGCAAATCCACCAACCTTAGAGGTTCTTGTGTTGAGTTTGGCATTGCCAGCACTACCCTTAATCTGCGTCTTGCTTGAGTTAGAACTCGGCTTATAAGTCGATGTTGGACCGACCTTCTGGAAGCCGATTCCTTGTCCCTTGTTAATCTGGTTTGTGCCTTGTCCAATGCCTTGCAGAATACCCATCGGAAGGGCTTGATTAACCGTTCTTTCAATCGGGTTCTTATCGTTAATTCTTCTGGCCGCACCTCTTTCGCCACCAGTCTTGGGCTTGACAGCACCATCCTTGCCAATCTTATTCTTTCCGTCATTGACGTTACCAGAATATCTCAAGACCTTGCCTCTGGGGATAACGTTCGAACCAGCCTTCGCACGGCCTTCGTTTGCCGCTGGAACGTTAATCACAGCACCAAGTCGGCCAATTAATTCGTCACGATTCTCGGCAGTAACCTTGTGGAGAATGCCGTCTGGGGTTTTGATTTTATCTCCGTTCTTAATCAGTTCTTGAGCCCGTTCGTAAGTTATCTTACCTTCAGTTCCAGAACCAGAAACAGCACCGTGAATCGGTATCTCCTTCTGGTTAAGTCTGTTGTTTGGGTCTTTATTGTATTGACGGAGGGCAGAGCGGTCAGCCCTTACCTCGTATGCTCTTGTGAAGGAGCCTGTTCCTGTTGCGTGCCAAGTTCTCGACATAGTATGGGTACTATATGGTCAACTCTCGGTTAGAGTCAAGCGTTCTTTTTAAGAACGCTTGCCTCTGAGGATTGAAGAAGCGTGACGCTCGATTACAGGCTTATTGGCAAGGTAGAACTTACGCTGTTCAGTGCCCTTGAGGGATTCGAAGTGCTTAAAGACTTCTTCATCAGTCTGTTCCGAATCCTTTGCATTCTTGTCAAGGGAAACTTCAACGGCTTCGACCCCAGTTCTTGCAACGATTTGTGCGGCCTTCTGCTCAACTGTTGATGCAGACTTCTCGATAGTTGAGACCTTGGTCATAAGGGCATCCAACTTCTCGCTCAGAGCCTTCATCTGTGAAACCGCCTCTTCCTTTGCCTTCATTTCCTTAGCAAGGGCAACCTTTGCGGCTTCCACTTCGGAGGCCTCGGGCTTCGGCTGGTTTACGGAAGCAAGTTTTTCAAGTACTGCTTCAATCTTGCTGTTAAGGGCTTTAGCAGTTGCGTTAATGGAAGACTCTTCAGAAGCGATAGTAGCGGGCTTGGCCTGCTCGGCTTTGACTTCCTTGGTTTCTTCTGCTTTTGGTTGTTCATTCAATTCTTCAGCCTTGGACTTCTTGCCACCACGAATACGCTTCATCTTTGGGGCTTCTTCGCCGTCCTCTGGCTGACCAGTGATTTTTTCCTTGTTGATGCCTTCAAGTACGTTTCCGCCTTCGGCGGGAACGGGCATACCTTCAGCCTTGGCGTTTTGGTCCATTTGGCGTGGGCCAGTTGTTGAGGCATCTTCATACTCTGCCTTGGCATCCATTGGGCCTTGATAGCGTCCACCAGTTTCCTTGAAGCCGCCGACCTTTTCCTTCATGTCGGATTCATCTTCTGATTCGTCTTCAGACTCGTCTTCGGAATCTTCGGCTTCATCTTTCATTTCGCCTTCGGTCATCTTTTCTGGGGCCTTGTACAGACCAGCATACTTCGCTTCCATTTCCTCGACCTTCTTCATCATGTCAGTGTTGCACTGCTTCATGGAAGCATCCATGTCGAGGACTTTCTTCATGGCCTCTGTAAGGCCGTCTTCCATCTTCTTCATACGCTCAAAGTATGTGTTATTATCTCCAGCCATTGCTGTGAGTTTTTCATTGAGTGCAACAGTCTGCTTTGTCTGTGACTCGATGAGTTCTTTGAGGATAGTGTCTACGGATTTGCTCATATTATGTGGTAATAATTATAAATGATTAGTTGTCAACCCAAGCGATACTCGCTTGCGTATTAAAACTTGTTTCCGAGAAGCCTGCTAAGGCTTTCGTCCATGTTAAACTGCCTGTTCATCTTGATTGAATCAGCAACATCCTTCCAGTTGTCAACAAGATTTGTAGCAAGACCTTTTCTTACAGCCTCGTCACCATAGAAGGACTGACCTTGGAGGTCATCCTCACTTGCAAAGGCTCTTACGAGTCTAACATCTCTTATAAACCTTCTGTGAAGTTCATCAACTTCATCTTGAAGTCTTTGTCTTTGAAGTTCTGAAAGGCCAGTGTTTTCTACGCCAGCGGCCTTATAGTCACCAGATTTGATGATATCAATCTCGATGCCTTCCTTTTCATACTTCTTCTCCATGTTCTTCAGCGTCAAGTATATGCCACAAGCACCGATACTCGATGAAGACGTTACATAGAAGCGAGAGCATTGGCTTGCGAGCCAGAATGCGGCGGAGCCGCAGTCTCCTTCGCAATACGCTATAGTTGTCTTTGGGTATTCTCTAATCTTCTTTGCCATTTCTTCAAGGCCAGAAGTTGAACCACCACCAGAATCAAACTTAAATACAACCTCGGAAATGTCATCACGCTTTTCCCAGCAATCCAATGTGCATGCTATTTCTTTAATATCAGCACATCCAAGCATTCTTTCAATCTTTGACAAGCCCTTGCCAATCACGCCCTCAACAGGAATGCATCCCATGCCGTCCTTTATCTCAGGGTCTTTCATTGACGAGAAGAAGGAATCTGCATCAATTCCAGCATTGGGGCCTTCGTCTTCTTCTACCCAAGGATTACCAGCACGAGGACGCTTTCTTGGCTTGCTAGCCTTATTATCATACTTATCAGACCAAGCAGATAGATAATATGCTATGTCTGGATTAGAAAGAATCATATTTGCATTGTCCAAAAAGGCTTTCGCCTTTAGTGGGTCAATTAACATCGGTCTTCCAGCCGATATTGCGTAACAGAGGTCGTTTCTAATCATCGTATAAATGCTTGGTCTCTTGATACAGATAGACCTTCGTTTTGTTTTGGAAGGGTGTCAACGGAAGTTGTTGTCTCATTGACGGCACTTACGCCAGTGCCAATGTTTGGCTGGGCAGTTTCTGGCTGAGTTGCTCCAACCAAGTCATCCTGCATGTCGATACCCTCTTGAAGGTCTGGCTGTTCCATTACTGGCTTGCCATCTGGGCCCATGACGGGCTTGCCGTCTGGGCCAATAACTGGCTTGCCCATTTCGTTCGGGGAAGGTCCACCACCCTGTGGGGAGAATCTAAACAAGTCTTCTCTGTCGAGACCCGTATCCTTAGCGAGTTTCTTCAAGAACAAGAAATTCTTGGCTCGCTTACGCATGGTCTTTTCATACTGTAAGCCACGTGCGGCGAAGTCGTCCTCAAGGGTGTTTCTTCCCATTTCAAGGTCGGCACGCTCATTCTGAGCGTCACGACCAGCATCTACAGTTACATTCTTAGTAACCATCCAATCAACTCTCCACCAGTTCTTTGCCGAAGGAAGGTCTCCACGGCTAATCTTTGTTCCAAGCCAGTACTGGAAGTAAGGATTCAAGAATCTCTTGATGATTATGTTTTGACGCTTTGAGAAGTATCTTGATGCCTTTGCGACTACTAGTCTTACAGAAGCACCACCAGCCTTTGTTGGGTCGGCTACAAACTCATAAGGAAGAGAGCCCATCACAGAGTCTCTACGGAGGTGTTCGATGAAGCCAGTAAAGGCCGTTGTCGGCCTTGCTGGCTGGTGAGCCACCAGTTCTTCGTTCGGCTGGATTACAGCAGTTACACCACCGAGTACTCTATCTAAGGCGTTAGTATCTGTTGTGCTTGTTCCGAGAGGCTGACCAAGACCAATATCTCCATTGTCAGCACTGGTATCGTGTGTTTTAAATATTCTAGAAACACGTGCATTGTCCTTTGATGCGACCTTTTCCATCGCAAGCAGGTCCATTTCGTCACGCATGTTGTTTATGGCGTGCTGATGAGGTGGGTAAGCACGGGATGAGGACGCATGTGTTGCCTCGTACACATGCATCATAGATGATGCTGGAATTCCAGAGTAAGAACCGTCTGACTGTTTGACATAATATACAGTCGGAACACCAAACTTGTTGTATCTTATTCCATCCGCTATGTTGGCATCCTCTGCCATAGTTGGAGGTGTCTCAACCCTGTGAGACTCTATTATTTGAAACTTCGGAACACCGTTTCGTCTTGCCTTTATTACAAATATTTCACCATCTCTATCGAGTGCTTCACATATAATGTAGAGAGATTCAAGTAGCGAGAATCTTCCAGTAACCTCTGGAGACTCAGATTCCTGCTCCCATTCTGCCTCAATAAGCGACTGCCACTCAAAGTCTCCGCCATTAGCCTGCATGTGTATACCTTCACCAATTGAGTATAATGCAGTATCTTTTATTTGTTGTCTAAAAAGACCGTTATTTTTCTCAAGCCACCTTGAGAGACGCACCATTTCACGTCTCACGCTTGCCGTCATTTCCTTTCGGAAATCGGTCGGCATCGGAGCGTCTACTCTAGACCTGTGAGGCGAGTATCGTGCAGAATCCCAAGTGCCAGTATAAGCCTTTGGCTTTATAGCATTTGATATTGCAAGTCTTGCTCTTGCAAAGAATCCGAGTGGTCTTTTACTTTCTTCGTTCATCTATAAGTATTGCGACCATAATTAGTCCAGAGACCTCTTATGTTCCTGCCATCCAACTTATCGAGTGCATACTGGACTTCGTGGAGGATTTCCTTTGGTGGCATTGCAAATTGTTTAGATGCGTTATTAACGCCATCTCCGTAAGACATTATTGTCTTTCCTTGAAGAATCAACTCAACAGCCCTGTCCCTCATTTTTTCGAGGGTTTCACGTGGTAATCCGACAAATATTCCTTCTGCGGCCATTAAGAGTGGCTCAGTGTCAACTTGTTACCCGTCACTTCTCTTTTCAGTTCTGTCGAGAAGTTCCTTATGGAACTTCTCCCATAATTTCTTAATTTCTTCTATTTCAGCATCAGATGGCTTTATTGTTGTCTTTACGATATTTCTATCACGAAGACTTCTATCATCTCTTACTGTTAACTCTGTTTTAACGGGACTTTTCTTTTCCATAAATATTATTATTTGTCAATTCCAGAAAACCCTTTATTTGGTATAAAAGTGTACTTAATCCCAGCCATTGCGGCTAGTTCCTTATTTCCAGCATGAAGGTCTCTCCATACGGCAAGTTCAGCCATAGTACACCCAAATTTTGTCGGCTTTGGGTCTGTAAACTTCTGTGTTGATAGAACGGTTTTTACAGTAGTTCTAACATATACTTTATTTATATCTGTGTTTGTTAATTTAAAGTTTGAGTCTCGCTCAAGGATATAAGTACCCTCTTTTGATGTGACAACCATTTTCCTCTCTCCATTATCTCTGAAGGTCGTCCAATCACCATGTGAGAAACTTCCACCAAAGAACCTTCCTTCTTCGGATGGATGAGAATGGATAGTTGTGCCTCCAATCAATTGCCCTTCAGTAGTTACCATGTAAACCTTACCCTTATCTGCGATGGTATTATAACCAAGAAATTTGTTATTTTTGTCATAAGCGGCTATCATCTCGACTTCTGAGTTTGCCCATTTTTTAATTAAGGCATCAAGGTTAAATCTAGACTTTTTATCTTCCATTTCGTTTTTAGTATCTCCGTCTCTTAGTGCCTTAAGGATTCTAAGAGTGTTTAATTGGACAAAATCATCTGTTACCTTTGCCGCATCAAGTATGTCTTTTTGTGCTTTTTTTGATAGACCAAGGCTCTTGATATAATCTTCTAACCCAGCGATATCAGATATCTTGGAAGTCATGCCAGTTCTTCCCTTAGAGTCTTTTATCATATTCGCTTCCGCTTGCTTACGTGCCATCGCTTCGGCCTGCCGTGTGGTCGGTATTATAACCCTTCGGCCTTCTTTCATTTCGTAAGAGCGTCCCATATATTTTTGTAATGTCTACTTGAATGTGCTTGACAGCAGGGGGGGTTATAGCATATATATATCCAATGTCAAGAGCATATCAAGTATACGGAAGAGAAAACATCGAAGATGGTGCTATCAAGCAGATGGACAATGTTATGTCTTTGCCTGTTGTCGTTAAGGGAGCCTTAATGCCAGACGCACACCAAGGATACGGTATGCCAATTGGTGGGGTGTGTGCTGTTGAGAATGCCGTAATACCTTATGCCGTTGGCGTTGATATTGGATGCCGAATGATGATGACTGTAATTGTAAACACTTCGTCAAATGTTTTTGATGCAAAGGGTGAGGCAACATATGGCTTACTGAGACAGTCGTTAAGGGAAAGAACTTATTTCGGTGGGTATTCATGCCCGCAAAAACCGAATGAACATCCAATAATGGATGACCCAAGATGGGCTCTTGTTGATAAACTGTCTATTGATTTAAATGGTCAATCTCTGAAAGATAGAGCGTGGAAGCAACTGGGAACATCTGGTGGAGGTAATCACTTTGTTGAATGGGGTGAATACAATACGACAAGCGAGATTTATAAGGTCATTAATAAGTCTTCATCAAGATGCATAGCCTTAATGTCTCATAGTGGTAGCAGAGCATTGGGTTATACGATTGCTAATTATTTTACTAAGTTGGCATCAAAGATAAATCCTCTTCCAGAACCTCTTAACGAACTTTCGTGGCTATCTATGGATACCGAAGAAGGGAAGTTATATTACGACTTGATGCAACTGTGTGGAGATTATTCTGCCGCAAACCATGAATGTATCCACAAGTCTGTTATTAGTTATGTCGGAATGTCTGATGAAGTGACTCAAACGATAGCAAACCACCACAACTACGCTTGGATTGAAGAGTTAGACGGCAAGCCTTACTATGTCCATAGAAAAGGTGCTACGCCAGCAGGCATGGGAACGATTGGAATTATTCCATCATCAATGGCTACAAAGGCTTACGTTGTAATCGGTACTGGTGACGATGAGTCTTTGTCTTCTGCATCGCACGGCTCTGGCCGTGCTATGTCTCGCTCACAAGCCATCAAAAAAATAACTGTTGAACAAAGAAATAAGGTCTTAGAAGATAACAAGGTTGAACTTCTCGGTGCAGGGATAGATGAGTCTCCGCAGGCTTATAAGAGCATTGACACAGTAATGGCTAGCCAGTCATCCCTCGTGTGTAAGGTGGCCGAATTCCAGCCAAGAATCGTCAGAATGGGTGGAAAAACCGAGAACGACAGAAGCGAAGGAAGTTAACATCTGGTAGACAGATACAAAACTTAAATGAGTAACCGATACTCTATAGTCAAACTGAAGTCATCTAAGTTTGGAGATAAGGTCGTTTATGGGTTTAAGGACACTTGGGAATCCGACACAGACGGAGGCAAAGACTTATTTTACTTGGATGACGATATCTTGCTGATTGAGTCTCCAGCAGATGCTATAACTATCTGCATGTTGCTAAACAAAAGATTAGCATAACAGTTATTACGATAAACAAATAAGGCAGGCTTTTTAGCCTGCCTTATGTTTTTAAAGGGATGTGTGCTGGAAGATGGTTATGACCCACCAACGGAGGTTAACGGTGCTTTCGCCGTACCGTATCATCATCAGCCACACAAGTAGATTGGCGACGAGTGGAATCAATCGAGGAAATACTGGGGGTCTCTTCGAAGAAGAGACACCCTCATAGTGGGGTAACTATGCAACCTTGCATACCATCTCTGTGTATGCTTACCACTCGCCGCCAAAAGTTAAAGAACAGTTAATAGTATATACTGTATAGTTATATACTGATGAGATGCATCATGTGAATGTTTACGCAGTATGCAAGTGTTCTTAATTTGCCCTTTTGCCCTCTGCTTCTTCCGCTTCATCATTTTCTCCTTCTTCCTCCTTAACGTCTTCAACAATCTTTGGGGCTCCAAGGAATCCAAATGCCGCCGCCGCAACAAGTTGCATAACTTCACAGTCCCACAAGTGGTTGGCTCTCTTGCCGATGCGTCTCCACTCTGGTCTCCCATTGTTTCCCATGACTCTAGCCTCTGATTCCATCTGGTCGATGTAGTCCTGTCCGCAATCGTGTGGGCACATATGCTTTCCACTCTTTCTCAGTCTTGCTAACTGGTCCTTGAGAGCCAAGTTAGAGAAGTGGTGAACTCTGACTACTCCAGTACCAGCGTTAACCAGTCTTGCAGGTGCGTATGTTTTATTAACAGTCTTCCATCCGCCAGCCATCTGTATTCTCCACGGAAACTCGCCTCTCTGGTCGCCTCTTAGTGCCGTCCATTTGTTTATGCCACACTGTCTTATAACGTCATCAAACTGGTCTCCGCAGTCAACGTAAACAAGTGCCGAATGTACCTTATGTAGTTTCTGGAAAGCCAACACGTCTAGCCATGTAGATACAAACTTCCAACTGCGGAGGCGGCTGTCGCCGCCTTCCGCCCATCCTCTAATCAAGCAGTAAAAGCCGTTTCTCTGAACGTCAACAGTCATAAATCTTGTTGGTATCTGGTCGGCTAGCGTCTTGTCGCTGTGTATCTTTTTTGTTTTCGGGTTTATGAGTGCCTCATCTTCCCATTCTTCACCCTGCTTGTATTCACCAATTGATTGAACAGCATCGAATGAATCTGGCTCATCAGTCCAAAACTCCGCCAACTGCTTCTGTTTAAAAATTCTCATTGGGCCTGCGTCACCATTGTAGTCAAGCATCACCTTTGCACGCATATAAGACTCTGCGGCAGTCCCCCAAGAGCGTGCGGCAAGGCAATTCCAAGTATATCCAGCATTATAGTCAGCCGCATTTGGGTTTGTGACGGCATAAAACCCTCTTGCGTTCATTTCATCACGAGACGCTCTGCTGTCTTTGAATCTATGATTACAACCTTCACACTCGTAAGTCGTCTCGTTTCTTATCTTATTGAAGTCGTACTCACCCTCGTATATCATGCAGTCTTCTGGTATTCTTACCTGCGTCCATTTCCATTCTTGTCTGCAATTGCATAGCGGACACGCAAAAGACCAAACACGCTTATCAGTAGTAGCCCAAAACTCTTCCGTCTCGTCTCCAGCAAACCCACCTTGAGACATGAAGATTCTCTTGCCAAGCCAGCCGAATGAGGTTACACGGGCAGAGGATTCTGCCAAGTGGCCTTTAGGGTATAGCCAAGTTTCGTCAGCAAGTAGCCATCTAATCGAGCGTCTCTGAAGATTCTTTTCATTGAACGCACCGAGACACCAGAAGGTCATTTCATTCGTTTGAACGGTATCGCCCTTTGACTTCTCTTCCCCCTTCGGGAGTTTTGCCATAACAGGGGGGCAGTTTTCCCACAGGACACGGAGACGGGTTTTCATCCAGTCTGCGGCGTTGTCGTTCGTGTCGTTAAGATAAAGAGTCGGGGCTGGCTGTCTGGCAATAATAAAGCAAGACAACATCTCTGCAAGGAGAGACTTGCCAGACTGAATCGGTGCTATAATCTGAACCAGTCGCTTCTCTGGGTCGGCACAAGCACGGAGTGGCTCTATGAGCCACGGCGTTTCCTTTGCTCTGAAGCCAGCAGGCATTGGGGAGAAAGGAATCTGGCGAATATTCTTCTCAAGCCAGTCAACAACGTCACCCCCTTCGTCTGGGAGAAAGACCTTGCGTAGTCTGGATTCAAGTTCGTCTGCTAGTTTTATTTTCGTCATATTTACAATTAATTAAAGTATCTATAAATCATCGAGTAAAGAGATAGCCACAGCCTGCTGTTCATAAT